TATCGGGTGTACTGACCCTACTGCACTTAATTACAACCCCGAAGCTAATACAGAAGATTTTTCTTGTATCCCGTATATTTATGGGTGTACTGACTCTAGCGCTCTTAACTATGATTCAAATGCTAATACAGACAACGGCTCTTGTATTGAAGTGGTTGAAGGATGTATGGACTCTGAAGCTTACACCTACAATAGTGAAGCTAACATTAATAACAGTGATTCTTGTTTTTATGACGCTGGTTGTATTACTGGTGCGGGTATTCCTTATTGGTTGAACGACCCTTGTTATGCTTGGGTGATAGATGTGGATGAGTATTGTTGCGAAAATGATTGGGACAATATATGTCAACTTACATATGATTATTGTGAGGGTACATGGGTGGGGCCTTTGCCAAAACGTATAGGCAACCTTTTAATGATTACAGATATATTAGGAAGGCCGTCTAAAATAGAAAAAAATAAAATGTTGTTCTTTATATATGATGATGGGACGGTAGAAAAGAAAATTGTAAAATGAAAAAGATATTACTAATATTATTAATTTTTTTGTTTTCTTGTTTAACTACTAATGGTCAAGAGACTATAAAAAATATATTTAAATTTTCTACATTTTATGGAGCTGTTAATGGTGGTACATCTGTTTCTGATGTTGATATTTTTTCTGTAAATGATGGATTAACAACAAATACCATAAAGACTCCATATGACTACAATGTTACTTTAGGAGTTAGAAAGATAGCTAGGTTCGGATATGAAAACAAAGCTAATACATTTTATGATGGTACTGAATCTAATTATAGTGATGCGGCTACAATAGGAAAAAGAAAAGGAGTGGAGTTTTTATTTGAGGTGGACTACAGAAGACAGGAGGGTGTGGAGTATTTAGACCAACATCACTTTGTAAGATATGTGACTAACAACTGGATTGCTAAAGCTGAGTATCTTGTTGATGGTTTTGCAGATGTAGAATATTTTGAAACATCACAAAGATTAAAGTATCCATTAGGTAAATTTACATTTAACGCTGGTGTCGTTCAAAGAATAGCAGAGCCTTATGGATACGACCCTTTAGACGAATGGATTTTAAACAATGGAAACATACACTATACTTACCTAGCTTTACAGGAAGGGTACAATGTAGATGTGTATCATGAAATGTATTACAATCCAGAAGGAGAGCTTGTAGCAACCTCTAATGATGTTTGGGAACAGGTTGTAATACCAGAAGTGTTGTCTCAGTACACAGAAAAGAAAAGAAATGAATTAGATAGAATATGGAACCACTCTTTTGTAATTGGTTTTGACTATTATTACTATAAGAAAAACTTTTGGATACACGGTTGGGGTAATCTTTTACCTTGGCATTATAATGATGGTAATGACTTTAATTATCACTATGATGTGGATGGACAGTGGTATGACTATTCAGGAGGAGTTATATTTGGTCAAAAGATAACAAAACAAATTGGTGTTTTTGCTGAAGGTAAATACAATAAATACTGGAACAGAGAGTGGTATGATTTTAAATTTGGTGTTAATTATATAATAAGATAATATGGGTTTATTAGGAAAAATATTTTCAGGAGGAGCTACTGAATTAGTAAAAGGTGTAGGTGGAGTGATAGACGAACTACACACTTCTAAAGAAGAAAAGCTTGAAGCTGAAAGAAAAATAAAAGATATGATAATGGGTTATGAAGCTGAGATGCAAAAGCAAGTAACTGAAAGATGGAAGGTTGACATGCAATCTGATTCTTGGTTATCAAAAAACATAAGACCGTTAGTTTTAATATTTTTATGTGTATCAACCGTGCTATTAATATTTATAGATGCAGGTGTTATATCATTTGAAGTTAAAGCTTCATGGGTGGATTTGTTACAATTAGTATTAATAACTGTGATTGGTGCTTATTTTGGAGGAAGGTCACTAGAAAAAGTAAAAAAATAATGTCAAGAAAATCTGGAGGAACAGGCAAAAGAAAATCTAAGTCTACAGGAAACAAGATATGTCCAGCTGGTATAGCTTGGGCAAAAAGAACCTTTGACAGGTATCCTTCAGCTTACGCTAACATGGCTGCTAGTAAATACTGTAAAGACCCTAACTACGCTAAAGGAGCAAAGGGTAAAAAGAAAAAGAAAAAAAGAGCGTAATGGGTGAATTAAAAAAATGGGTAAAACAAAAGTGGGTAAGGATTGGAACTGATGGCTCTATAAAAGGAGCTTGTGGAACTAGTAAAAATAAAAAGAATCCAGATAGGTGTTTACCACTAGCAAAAGCTAGAAGTCTTAGTAAAGCTGAAAGAGCTAAAACAGCTAGAAAAAAGAAGAAGGCTGGAGCTAAAGGAAAACAATTTGTAAGTAATACAAAGAAAGCAAGAGTTACAACAAAAAGAAAAAATTTATCAACTGGTAAAAGAAGATTATGAGAAAAAATTTAGGAACAGGCAACAGAAAGGCCGCAGCTATAAAAAGAGCTGGGGTTTCAGGGTTAAACAAACCAAAAAGAACTCCAGGACATAAAACAAAATCACATATTGTTGTAACCATGTGTGAGGGGAAGCCTAAAACAATTAGATTTGGACAACAAGGCAAAAAAGTTGGTACGGTAAAAGGAACAGCTGGTAAACCTAAAAAGGGAGAATCTGCAAGAATGAAGGCTAAGAGAAAAAGTTTTAAAGCAAGACACGCTAAAAATATAGCAAGAGGTAAATGTTCAGCTGCTTATTGGGCGGATAAAGTAAAATGGTAAAAATGGAAAAAATTAGTAAACACGTAAGTTGGCATGAAGGGACTTACAGTAGAACAGGAGAAAGAAGAAATTTAGATAACACTCCAAACGAAGAGCAATTAAAATGTATGAAAGAAGTTGCTGAAAATTTGTTTGAACCACTAAGAGAATGGGTAGGTGGGCCTATAAAAATAAATAGTTTTTTTAGGGGTGAACCAGTTAATACCGCTATAGGTGGAAGTAAGAGGTCTCAACACATGAAGGGTCAAGCTATAGACATAGATGACACATTTGGACATAAAACAAATGCGGAAATGTATCACTATATAAAAGATAATTTAGATTTTGACCAGATGGTGTGGGAGTTTGGTGGTGAATACCCTGATGGTAATCCTAACTGGGTTCATATTAGTTGGGTGTCACATAGACCTAATAGAAAACAAGAAGTTATTGCTATCAAACAAAACGGAAGGACTAAATATATAAAAGATATTGAGGAATATCTAAAAAACAAATAAAAAAGAGTAGATTTGTTTTTAACAAAAATATTCGTTATATTTGTAAGATGTAGGTATTGATGACCGTAATTCGTTAATACGAAAGTAAAACGAACGCAATACTATATACATACATATAATAAATAAAATAATAATATGGCAACATTAACACCAGCATTAACATTAACAATTGATTACTCCTCTGTTGGGACGACTACAGGAAACTTGATAGTAAGTGTAGACGACTCATTAACAGTGACTAATCCATCTATTAATTTAGCTAGAATGGATGTTTTAAGTACAGGGGCAACTAATCTTAGAACCACATCAGAATCTGCTATCACTTATGTATATTTAAAAAATATATCTGAATCAAATGTCATTGTAGCAAAAACTGATGCAGGGGTGGCGTTTTTAGACCTAAACCCTGGAGAATTTGCTTTTTTACCTTTGAAAGGAGCTACAGGATTAGAAGTACAAGCTGATGAAGGTACTTGTGTGTTAGAGTATGGATATTGGACAAAATCATAATAATAAATAAACAACAATAAAATGGCATCATTAGACCTATCATTAAAACTAACTAGTAGTAACATATCTGCTAACGAGACTTTAAACTTATTGGCAACAGACAAGTTAACTGTAGAGGCTCCTATAGCTGGTGTTTCTAAGTTATCAATTTTACACACAGCTCCAACTAACATTAGAGCTACAACAGACGCAAGTATTACTTATGTATATTTAAAAAATACAGATACAACAAATATTATTACAGTAAAAACTGATGCAGGTGTAGCTTTTGCAGATTTAGGGCCTGAAGAATCTATGTTCTTTCCTTTAAAGGGAGCGGTAGGACTAGAGGTTCAAGCTAATACAGCTACATGTAAATTAGAGTACGCATACTGGACTAAATCTTAAAATGAGGTTTGAACAATCATTTGTTTTTGACACTGCTCATGCGGCTGGTACATACACCGAGCTAGCAACAATTAATGGTAAAAATGTTTGTTTGACCAGCTTGATAGTACAGAATAAAAGTGGTGGAGACACAGATGTTAGTATTAAAATACAACATCTAGCAAGTGACGGAACAACTACTACAGATTTAGAGGTTATTGAATCTATAACTCTATCAACAACAAGAACATATAATTTTATGAATGAGGGAAACACAGGTTCTTTGGGATTAAACGAACTGTTTATACCTCATAATTCTAAAATATTTGTCAAGTCTAGTGTTTTAAACGCAATTAATGTTGTAGCTACATTTAAACATTATCAACAGTGAGAAAACATATCAAATACTTAGTAATACACTCCACAAATACAGAATATGGAGTTGAGTTAAGTGAAAAACAAATAATAAACTCTCACATGTTACCACCTCCTTTAGGCAAGGGGTGGAATAAAGTGGGTTATTCAGATGTTATACACTTAGATGGAACCATAACTAACCTTACTCCATTTAATGAAGATGGTAGGGTTGAGGAGTGGAAACTTTCTCATGATGGAGAAGATATATATTTAGTTTCAAGACACATAGCTTATGTTGGAGGTATATCTGAAGATGGTTTTAACAGTCAAAACACAATGACAGAAGAACAATCTAAAACTTTTGACCTATACCTTAAGTATATGGTTAGGAGATACCCAGACTTAATTATTGTAGGTCACGGAGAATTGTCTGGAAAATCCTGTCCTGGATTCAATGTTTCTAAATATTGCGAACAAATAAATATACCTAGCAAAAACACCCTTTAAAAAAAGTTATTAACAATTGTTGATAATGTTATTTTTTTTTATATAATTGTATCGTATGAAAACTTACGGAAGAAGAATAAGACTAACGCCCGAAGAAGAAGCGTTGGTTTTGAACCACCGAACTACAACTAATGTGGGTATAATTGGTGACACGCATGAACCCTTCTGTCACCCAGAATACAGAAATTTTTGCTATGATGTCTTTAATAGATTTGGAGTTAAAGAAATAATTCATATTGGCGACGAGGTAGATAACGCGGCACTGAGTTACCATGAGTCTGAGTTAGAAATGCCAAACGCTGTTCAAGAAGCTGAGTTGGCTCAACGAGCTATGGAAGAGTGGTATAAAACCTTCCCGCATGTTAAGGTTTGTGTGGGAAACCATTCGGCCTTGCCTTTCAGGCAGGCTACAACAGCTGGTATTCCTAAGAGATACCTGAAAACTTATGAAGAGATATGGAACGCTCCAGATGGTTGGAAGTGGCAAATGGAGTGGGAAATAGATAATGTTTTATATGTACACGGAACAGGTTCTTCTGGTGTTAGTGGAGCTCGTAACAGAGCTATTGCAAATAGACAATCTACTGTTATAGGACACTCACATTCATTTGGAGGAGTAAGTTACATGGCTTCTCGTAATGATATTATATTTGGCATGAATGTTGGTTGTGGTATAGATGTAGACCATATGGCTTTTTCTTATGGAAAGAACTTTCCAAAGAAACCTACATTGGGATGTGGAGTTGTGTTAGATGGAGGTAGAACTGCAATTTTTATACCTATGAATTTAGGAACTAAATATAATTGGAAAAAATAAAATGGCAAAAAATAAATACAGACCTATGAAAAATTTAAATTTAAATCCAGCAATAACAGATTTAAGAGACGAAAGAGCTTCTCAGGATAGAAAACTATTAAGAATAGAGGCTTTTAAAACTACAGCCATGGTTCTTGGTAATAAAAAAGATATAACTATGTCTGAAATTATAAATGAATCAAACAAGGTTTACTCTTTCTTAGAAAACGGAACCACGCAACCGAAGAAATAATTAAGATTTTCTTTTGATTTTATCTAGTTCAAACTGTAGGTGAGCTATAGCTTTCTTTATACAATCTACAGGTGTTTCGTGTTTATGATACGCTCGTAGAATGTATGTAGTAGCTGTACCTAAATGATAACTTAAATCAAAGTTATCACATACTTTTCTAGCTTCATACCCTTCTTTACCTTTATAGTATTCTGGTATTCTGTGGTCATTATCTAAACCACCTGTTCTGGTTTTACCACTATACTGGTCTGTATTACTTTGTTTTGCATTGTCTAAGTTTCTATCAAACTCGTAGTAATACTTACTGTGTTTTTTTTCTTTTTTCATTTTAATTTTTTTAAAAAACAGGCGAGGAGATGTAATTGCCCCAAAGTATAACCGCAGTGTTATTATTAAAAATTACTAACCCCGCCTGTTTATTTTTTATTTTCTTTTACTCCCTCAGTGTAACCCCAGGCAAAACCTATCATTACGAATCCAAATATACAAAATAAATAAAATATTTCCTCCAATATATACATTAATAATTCATAATTAATAGTTCTGTTCCCTTGTTTTGTTTCTTTCCTTTTTGAGCTCCAGCAGCTTTTGAAAACTCTTTTTCAACCCAGGTGTATTTATCTTTGGGAAGCCACTCTGACAACAGAGGGAAGTCGTAATAAGATAAAGCGAATTTACCATCAATTTTTTTTAACATACTGCACAACAATTCGTGGTCATCCCTATCAAAATCATGGTTAGAATAATAGTTCTCCGTTTTCCAATAAGGTGGGTCTACATAGAAAAATGTTTTTGGATTGTCGTATTTTTTAAGTATATCTTCATAGGATAAATTTTCACATTTAGATATTCTTTCTAATCTTTCAATGACATCTTTTTTCTTAAGTCTTCTTCTAAGAGCGTCATACTTACTTCCATATTTTCCTTTCAAGTCAATAAACTTACTTTCTAAAACCTTACTACCACTAAACACTTGTGTTGCTACATAAGCGTATTGAGAACCTATATCAGAATTTCCTATCTTAAAATTACAATTACCTTTTGCTATTACATTTAAATTATCTTGACACATATAAAATAATTCTTCGTTTTGAGATTTAGCTTCTCCTAATATTTCATAAAACTCTTCTGGATAAGTAAAACATTTAAATAGATTAGTCATGAATCTATTTTTATCGTTATATATAACTTGTTTTAGTTTTGGTTTAGTGTGTATGTCTCCCTTTATATAAACCCAAAAAGCTCCACCAAAAACCTCTACATAAGTTGTTATGTCCTCTGGAATATATTCACATATCCATTTAGCCATTCTTGATTTACCTCCTATATAACTAATCATTATTATTTATATTTTTATCTATTTCTTTTTCTATTTGTGTGGATATGTACATTCCTGAAACAAACCCTATTACAAACATTATTACCTCTATCATATTATAAAATTTTAATTAATACTCCTGGATTATTTTTATCATAAACAAAATCACCAAAATGTGGTTTCATTTCTACGCAGTTGTCATCATCTATCCAACCATACTTAACCATCAAGTCTTGAACAACTTGAGCTGCGTTTATGTAATCAAACTTTCTTCTAGTTTTTCTGTAAAAAGTAAACTCTATATTGTAAGGTTTTTTCTTACCTTTTAATAATTTTTTAAAGTTTTTTTTATTAGCAACATAATACCACCTACTACTCTTAATATATCTTTGTGTAGTTTTTGATTTTACTAAATACTTACCTGTCCATTGTTGAGAATTTTTACTACTAGGAGTGTTCCCAGGAATAAAAATACCATTTGTTTCATTCATCTTTTTCTTCTATGTTCTTTCTTATTAGTGTGTCTATACCAAAATATTTACTATATTTATTTCTTGGTATTAAAACTATTTTAGAATCATCATTATCACCCCCCATAACCGTTTTAAGGTCTTTTATATTCGTTTTAATCAACTCTTTTAGTTTGGAGACCTCTATCATCCAAAGGTTGTTAGAACTTATCTTAGGCATGTAATACATAAACCAGTCAGATTTTGTTGTGCTTATGCCAGATGGCTTGCCCTTATACATAATCTCTACAGCTATGTTTCCAGTGTCGTTTTTGTCACAAATATAATTATCTGTTTTAACTTCCATCTTTAGATTTTTGTCGTGCTTAGGAGAGTACATTAGTAAGTCATAATCTGGATTGTAATAATCTTTACTTAATCCTTCTATAACTTTCATTCCTTGTAATGATAAGTAAACACCAATTATTCTTTCTCCTTCTCTACCAAACTCCAAGTCTTTTTCAAAATTTATTTTTTTCAAAACCATTTTCTTTTTTTTTAATAAGGTAATCTTTCTCCATCAACTTTATTAACTAAGTTTTCAAGAGGATATTTTTCGTTTTCTAAAAACCTTCCAGAAGGCCTATGATAATTCAATGTCACTGGAGTCCCTGTAGGAACACCAACTAACTTTTGAAATTTAATTTTTTGAACATGTATATCTGTCCTTGTATCAAAGAAATCTTTTGGGTTTGGTCTATGAACAGTCACTATATTGTCTGCTTTGTTATACCAATTAGCCCCTCCTGATATTCTATAAGCTGTAGGAACCTCGTTATCTTTTACTCCACCTTCACTTCTCATTGTAATTGGATGAGCTATAATAATAAACTTAATGTCATTAGCTTTTGTAAACTTTCTAACTTGATTAAGAGTGTCAGCTACATAATTAGCTTCAGACATATTATTAAAGTTGTGGTCAAGTTGATTAAAAGGGTCAACCAAAACTCCTTTAATACCTTTGGTTTGAACCAAGTATCTAAACCTTTCAAGTATTATATCTAAAGAAAAACTTTCTTCTGGATATACTACAAAGAAATGTTTGTTTATAAAACTCATGCCAACTTTATATTCATTTATATTCATTCTGTGTTCTGAGTCTATATCAGAAGTGGCTCCAATATACATTTCTATTAATGTTTCGTACAACTCGTTTATAGGATAGTTTTCTGGAGAAAAAACACCCCACTTCCATCCGTATAAAATAGAGGAGTTTAACATTAATTGTAAACAAAACGATGTCTTTCCATGTCCTGGAATACCAGTGAAAACATCAAACTCAGCAACTCTAAATGTATAATGTGGGTCTAAACTAGAATATCCTGTTGTGACTCCCTTTTCTTTACCATTGTGATAAGAATCCCATAACATTTCTTCAACACTTTCTACCCCAAAAA